CACTAACAATCTGCTCATACCGTGGGATTTCCATCTTAGTGTGAAACATCTACATCTCCAGTCGAGGCTGATCATTGCGATAGTCATCGCGCTTCAGCCTACCTTCCCCAAGAACCATTAGCTTCTGCATAGCAGAATCAAACCTCTGTTGATACTGTTGCATTACATCAGGTTCGCCCTTCATAAATATATACGCTTGTACAAGACTACCGTACAACAGAGCCTCTTCTGCATTATCACCAAGCCACGATGTGCCAGATTCCACAATAGATGGCGGATCAAAATAATAGTGCAATTGAACTTCATAAGCTGCGTCTGGAGTTGGACCCAGTATGAAATGACCTGCAGAGTTGTCTGACTCTATATCACCATCAAACTCAGCGTAGTACTTTGGTAATGCTGCAGTGGCGCGATTAGGATACGCCTCACGTATGAAGTTTACATCTTTTGGCAACAAGTAATAATAATCACCGTCTGTGTTTATTACGGCGAAAGAAAAGGGTGCCAAGAAGTCAGATGGTCTAGACAGGAATCTATTGTTCGCATCACAAGTTGTTGTGGCGTTCTTTCTTAGTTCAGGCACAAGAACTGTACGGTGTATAGATTCTTCTGTTTGGCGTACAAATACAGGGATATTGTTGACGAAAGTTGTTTCGTCATTCTCTGTATAGTCTTGTATTGCCTGTACTAACTCAGAATAGTTCATTTGAACTTATCCCATACTATAGTTGCCACCACGAGTTGCTGCGCCCATGCCACGGCACTTGCCACCCAGCTTCATAGCAACAGGTTTTTTCATCTTACCGCCGCCCATTTTCTTTTTAGCTTTGCCGCCATAACTTTTCTTGTCGAGCATCTCTTGCTCTTCTTTTTCAGCCTTTGGGGAGACATCCTTAAACTTTAAACGTTGACTTCCTTTGCCAAGTCTTTTGCTAGGTCCAGCCATGTTACGATCCTTCCGTTGTGTTGACGGTAACTCTTCCAACAGAGCCTACCATAGATTGCGCTGGATTCCCAACAGGATTCCAACCAAACAGACCTCTACTAGCTTTCTGAGCCGTATCAGGTCTTGGGTTCCTAAGTGATTGAGGGTCAAATATCTTTACTCGCCCAAGAAAGTTCTGAGGCTGATCGGGGTCGGCAACATCTTTACCAACCAAGAATCCAGTCTTGATGCCATTATTGTATTCATAGACAAGGTCTTTCAAAGGGTAACGAAACCCTGTCTTGTCACAGAAACCAAATGCGTATTTGCCCTTTGCGTAACTCATCCGCCACCCATCACAAATGTATCATACGGCACAAACTTAATTGACGCTGTTTCTTCATCTTCACCAGACGCAAGCTGGAACTGAAACTCGTATTCTTGCTTTAAATTAACTGCCATTTGAGGGTTCTTTTTCATGGCGAGGTAATAAGCCATACCAGAAACTAGAGCTGGAACGAAACGAGGAGGAACAGAAGATACATCGCCACCAATACCAGAAGACAGGCCATCGATACCCTTTAATCTATAGTAAAACAAAGTATATGTGGTTGTCGCGTCAGGAACGGGCCACAGAGTTACTTTGACTTCCGTTGGGAGCCTTTGGACGTAGATTTGGGTCGGCCTACCTTGCGTGTTTTTGTTGGTTTGCTGCGCGTAGGTTGAGACACTGATCCTTTCGAGGGCGGTGTCGGTTTGACTTGTACCTGTACCTGTTCGGACTTGGTGTTCGATGAGATCAATCGTGTCCGCAGGTAATGTATAAGTTGCTGTGCCAGCCGTAATGGATAGCGTACCAGCTTCAATAGTGAAGAGATTAAGGCCACGGTTCTGCCACTCCAATGTTAAAAGGTTAAGGCTCCGACGAGCCGTTTTGAGATCATAGCCAGAACGCATCTCAAGACCCGCCCGTTCATAGGCTTCTTCAAAAAGTTCTGGTAGGTCTGGTGTTACTACTGCCATGATACGATCCTATGTAACTACACTTCTGTGTCGTCTGGTTTTCTTTGCAATTTTTTTAGGTTGAGCCACATGCTGCTTACCTGCCTTAGTGCCTTGTCGTTTTGCTCTTGTGGTAGCTGCATACTCACTGCTGCTAAGAGACTTAATAGCCGAAGAAGGTAGATACCGTTCACCAGTAGCATTAGCACCTTGGGTAGACGGCTTACCACTTTTAGTACGCCACTTCTGTTTCGTCCAAGACTTTAGGCTTTTTTGTGATTTTTTGAGCGCCATGACTCTTTAGCCTTCTTCTTCGCCGCATTAGATAAATCCCCATAATGAAAGAGCTTCTTAGAGGACTTGCTCATATTTTTACCAGTCATCATGGTGCCATCAGGATGTTTATGATACGCACCCTTATGTTGTTTTCCATCTTTGAAATAATGTTTAACACCAGCACCCATCAGTCCTTATAGCCACCCCCTGCTGCCTTGTATTGCTTCGCCAACATTTGCGCCTTACGAGCTGACCACTGACCGGGTTTGCCACCCTTGCCACCAGCTTTAATACGTTCAAACAAACGCTTACGCATTCCCGGCTTGGTGTAGTTTCCAGCTTCGTTTACTTTACTCTTGGTCTTACCACCTTTGCCCATGCGGATGATCTCAAGGTCTTTTGCATCGTCACCTGTAGAGACACGATTACCAACCAACTGACTACCCATTTGAGAACGAGACATTGCCATCTAACACTTCCACCTTTTTCTTGCTTGCCGTAAACGACTGTTAGGGTCTTTTGCAGCTTTAGGAAACTTCTTCATCTGCCCTGCTGATCTAGCGCAGAATGGCTTACGTCTCTTCGCATCCTTGCTGCCCTTTTGTACTTTACCTGTAACGGCTGTCTTGAGCTTGGAGCCGGGGTTATCTCTACGATACTTAGCCACACCTTTAGCAGTCATACCCGCACCTTTTTTAGTAGGACGTTTATGACCACCTTTTATGGTGTGGCCTTTCATAGTACCCTTTTTCTTTTTCTCAGCCATAAGACTACTCAGTTGTAGAACACCGTCATAGCGGTGATGTTTGTGAGAACAGAAACATATATGTCTCCTACACGAATACCATCAGATGGAATGTTTACTGAGTGTATGTCAGAAGCTTTGAAATCTAGATCAAGAACTGTGGAACCTCCATTACCGTCAGTGACAGTAAGACGAGGTGTGCCAGAAGCAGTAAGGACTTGAATCTGTCTTATCCTAGCAGGGCCAACAGCAAGCGACCCTGTGCCAGTAACACGTTTCGTTTGTACATCTGAACGCATACTCTATTCCTTTTTCTTTGCAGGGCGACCACGCTTTACAGGTGCTTTGCCACCTTCCCATGCTTCATTTACGTCAGGAGTTGACGGGTCATCGGCTTTCAATGTCCCGTCTTTATTCCTTGCACGAACCCCTTTACGGGACTTCATCGCAGTTAATTTACCCATGAATCACCTATGAAACGGCTGCACTGAATGGAGTAGCTTCTGATCCTGTTGCTGCTTGATTAATAAGAACACGGAATTTATTTGATGCAACATCTTGAATCTCAATTTGTCCACCAAGAATACCACCTGTTGTAGTGCCATTTAAAGTAATCGTGTCACTATCTGCTGCTGTTTCAAAGATAGAAGCTGTAGCGTCGCTATCGTTCGCAACCACTGCAACACCTGACATTGTGTCATTGGCGTTAGCAACTTGGATCTTATAGTTGTTAGAAGTCACAGTTGTCTGAACAAAGAAACGATATGTGTTACCTGTACCTGAAGCGGCAGGTAAAGTTACAGTAGCACCTGATGCTATGTTTAGATTCATTGTTCGACCTGCGTTTGAAGCAGCGGTCATTGTTGCGTTTGCTGTGATAGAAACCAGAGAATCTGAACCGCTGATAAAACCAGCAGTAGATGTCACTGGGCCTGAAAATGTAGTTGAAGCCATATTAGTACCCCTTGCACAAGGTTTTGCCTAGCAGTCTGTGCAACGTCAGGTGGGGCGGAATCCTGTCTGCAAGGCTAATGTTGCCCCAAACGCAGAATAACATACTCCAGAAAAAA